CCCATCTAATGGGTCCGCGCCGTCCACGCGTAAAGGTGCATTGCTCTTGAAAAAACCTCCATAGAGGGAAAAAGATTCCGAGTATGCTAGAAAAAGAGACCTTAGGAAAGGTCTAACGCAGGGCATCCTATATACCCTACAAAAAGCCCATCTTCCCCCATTCCTTGAAAATAATATCCATCTGGCGATAAATCAGCACCGTTAAAAAACGGACTGAAATTTGCAACATGTGCATTATAATTCTGGAGTCCAATAGGAAAGATTGGTTTGTAGTATGCCGCATTATAGTAAGGGAGAGTAGTACTCGCTTCGTTCGTAATCCTATCATAGGACCATCCAAAAGAACCTGAATCTATATCAGGTAATTTAGAACGGATATAAGGTTCTTCACCATAACGTGTAGTGAACAAAAATCCTAAGGGAACGCTAGCAAATGATGCTACTGAGAGATTCACACTTCCTCTTACTCCTGCATATCCTATAGCCATGATGCTATAGTAAGACCATGTCAAAGTCACAGAAGCCATAGAGAAAATGGATTGAGAAGTGGGCATATACGGATAATTATCTAGGTTAATCCCTTGATGCATCGCGTTATCATAGCCAATAGGCGACATCTTAGACGCCAATTTCTTTGTTGACACAAAAAGGTTTTCGCCTGCAAACCTAAGATAAAAATCCGGAACTGGAACTACATTCTTATTGTCCTTTAGGGGAGGAACAATATCACAAGCGTATGTGATTGTAGATACAGTGGCACCAACCATATTTTCTACAGTAGGTGCAAAACAATACATGCTATCAGAATGATAGAATACATTGACGTAAATGGGTTCTGTCGAGCCATTTGATGTTAGGGGATTAAGTACCCAGAACAACAACTTCCCATTTGTGGCTGGAGGTGATCCAAGAGATCCGACACGGATGGCCGGATCAATTTGCCTCCAAGGAACTACAAACTCAACACCAGTGTTTCCACTGAGAGTAATAGTTTTGGTCTCTAATGAAACGAGTGCTTCATTGAGACCACTTGGTATAGCACCATCAGGTGAATGCGCTACAACAATAGTACCTCTATGAAAAATTGAAGCAACAATCTCAATGGTGGCTGTGATTGTGCCTGACCACCATCTAAATGGTATGGTCATATGTTGAAGAGGCGTCATCTCGTAGAACGTATTCACAGTGAAATAAGTGATGTTTGGGGTAACATCAATTCCACCGAGATAGTAGCCGTGTCCTCTCGCTATGGTCCATTCAATTTGAGAAACCAAACCTTTGATTTTACATATGTCACTCATAGACATATCTGTCATGTTTCCGAGCGGGTAAAAATCAGGTGACACTCCAATTGAATTGGATTCATCACTAGCGAGTGTATATGCTGACGTCACACCATTGACGTGAGCAAGATTGTTGTGAACTCTATTGAGAAAGGGCATAGTCAAGTTCGTTAATGGAGGTTTAGAGAAGCCGAAGAAAGAAAGGACTTTGGCAGCTGTACCAGCAATATTAGATACTACTGATGCTGCATGTCCAATAATGGGCACCTGAGACAATTGACCTGAAACTGAAGAAATAGTATCTGCAATTGCCGAAGGTTTCATGGAAGTTTGCTCCTTTTCTTGAACGCTAGAAGCGTACATGATAGGACCAAACTTGGGTTTCTCAAAGCCAGCGTAAATTGAAATAGATACTGGTTGAACAGCAGTTGCTGTGCCTGAATCTAAAGGATTAATGACTATAAACCTCATTATGTATGACCTTTGATCCGACGACCATACGTTTGATGGTGTCGGACACGGTAGAGTGATTTCACATGAGCAAGTCTTCGAGGGATCAAGATTGATGTGAGGTAATGTGAATGACCTCACCTTCCCAGGAAGTTGCACTGTATTGGTATTTGTTACGCCACGTGGAGCCACGTGAGGCAAGAAACAAAGGTTTGCTTGACCATATGCGTAAGACATACCTTGTATGACAACGGTGATTTTTAAGTCACCAGTGTAATACATGAAGTTATCAACTTTTCCAGACATCAGATCTGAAGCATTGATAAACGAACTGAAGATATCAGTTGACAACACAGTGTCAGAAGCAGTACTCAACCAACCATAGTTAATAATCAATCTTCTGTGAGTGTTGTACGATTCGTAAGTTCGGTCTTCGACCCAAGGGTTCGAAAGTTGTTTGGGCACCGAATCGAAGGTGCTCATCATATCCACTACGACATCAGTAGTTTTATCTGATGTCTCTTGAGTATTAGTGGGTGTTTCCATATTTGAATTCATTGAAGCCACTGTTTTCTGTCTTTGGGATGTTTAGCGCAGTGTCGCTTCATCCAGCACGAGTGTTTAATTATGGAGATCGCAGTGATGAGGTAAATTTACTCAAAAACTCATCAATCGCTCCCAAAGGGACTAGTAGGCAAACATTGCCATTCGTCCTTCTTTGTAGGAAAGCAAAAGCTCCTCAAAGTCTAATCTCTTAGGACCAAGTTTAACAACTTCTTCCAGAGAAAAGACTTCCTTTTGAAACTCAACAAATTCTTCTCTTCCATGTAAGAAGAATTCTCTTTGTGCACCTTCAATCACTTGCACTAACCTGTGTGCAGTTGAAGGAATTGCGTTCTTTGGTTCAAAACACAAAGCTTTGTAGATGGAATTTTTATCTAGAGGTCCTACTACTTCCTCTAACTGTTTGTGAACCGCAAATTTTCTCTTTAACAGAACTGCTTCCGAAATTTCAAGAAATTTTGGTTCACCTTCTTTGTCACCACTGGTCACTACGAACCCAAGTTCAAGCATGACATCAATCCAATCTTTCAAGAAGTCTGGAAATTGTTGCCTGATGATCTTTCTCAAAGCACCAATGAAATCATCACCTTGTACAAAGATTCTCAGATCCAATTTGAAATCATCTAAACTCTTCTTAGTAGCTCTCTTGTATGCAATTCTAGAATTGACACAATTAACTACACCATTAAGCCACAATGTCAAAATAGAACCTGAAGGATTCTTCTTACACATGATGAACCAATCACCATTCAATTTTACAATGATCTTGCACATTGATAAAATGATATGACAACAAATGAGACAAGCTTCTTGGGTGTAACCACATTCAAAGCAGAAATTCTTTACTTCAAAAGCAATCTCATGGATATGGTTTCTTCCAATGCTCACATCATATTTGATCCCGTCTGAATCGAAGATTTCGTATTCCTTGTCCGCAACATAATCATGAATTTCCGACCATTCATGACTAGCTGCATTGATCTTGCCTAACATTTCTGAAGTATATTTATCTCCGAACATATTCTCAATGATAGGCAACATGTACATGCGTGTGATGATGTTGAAAACAAAGTCAAACACTGAAAACAACCGAATGTTTGCAGTATTCAACTTATCTAGAGGTCTAACTTCGTCTTTGTGAACTAACTCAGTTGTTGGAACCACAGGACCTCTAATCAAATCATTGATCATCTTATCAACTTCACCACGTACTTGAGAATCAAAGTATCCAACTCCTTCCTTTTCTGCAAACAAGTCATACTTGTTCTTAAGACCTCTCATCTTTAGGTAATACCCAAGAGAATAGCCTTCTGCATACAGAACATTACCCAAACTAGTCTTCATATTGATCCTTTCAACGTTCTGTTCAGGACACCCTAGAATTGCTTCTTTGAGTGTCAAAGGGCTACAGTTCTGTTTAGGGATACCAGAGAAGTAATGTTTGACAGATTCTCGAATCTCATTGGGAGCAACTTGACAATGTATGTTTATGTTAGAAATAGTGTTAAGCCAAGAAGAAAAGTATTCTCCATTGAACATAGTCTTCACTTTGGAAGGAACACCAAATTCTTTTGACATCTTCTTAGCGAAAGTGTCATAAAGAAACGTCTTCTGCAATTTGCTGGTAAACCTCTCAGTTGATTTCCCTTCAGAACCTAACACAGCAATGTAAGGCGTAGAAAACTCTCCAACCATGGCATGGTCGTTCAAACACGCCATTTTGGCAGGTAATCTCGACACATCAACACTTTTGTAAGTACCACAATGTTTATCAAAAAACGTCTTGCATTCCTGCAAGTTTGTCTTTGACACACCTGATCCAAATACAAATCCATTTCCGCTCCTATCAGTTTCGACAGCATGCACAATGCCACCAACTAGGAACGTATTTTGATAAGACATGAGAAAAGGCGTGCCACAGTGGCCAAGTTTGATAGCAGGATCCATCCAATAATATACTGGGTGAGGAAACGCATCACATTGACCAAATTTGACAACTTCTAAAGTTTCTGATGTTCCTCCTTTAGTTGGAAAAGTGTATCTCTCATCAATAAGATAAGGTGACAAATCAACTATTCTAGGAAAAGGTAACACATGTTCAATAATGACAGCATCAGTGGGTAGACCAAAACTCGAACATCTAAAGATATTATTGTAATTAATGGTAAATGAAAAATTATTTTCAGGTAACATCAATCTAATTCCACCTTCTGCTTTCCTCTTGCATTGGTCCAAGAAGTGGAGGTTAGTAACAGCAAAAAGATCATTGATCACGAATATATACTGTCTCGTCTTACCACCACTCACATGGTCTGATTCCACTAAAAAGGTTTGCGTCAAGCATTGCTTCCTCAAATGGGCATAGCTCATGCCAACCTTTTCTGGCTTAATAGTGTCATACGTAGTAACTTTCTTCCAGTTGTCAGACAGTTTACTACTCTTGGGAACAAAATCAGTCTTGTGATTAGTAGTATCTAACGTCTCATCACTGACATTACTTACATCAGGTATATAATCTGCAGTCATCATAAACGGCT